ATATACATATCAGTATAATTAAGTATTTAAATATTTTATTATATTTATATCATAATGTATTTATTAGAATATGAAATATTTTTATTCGATTTAGATGGAACAATAATAGATAGTGAACATGAACATTATCAAAGTTATAATAAACAATTAAAAAAGAAAATATCATTTGATGAATACTGTAAGATTTTTCATAGTTGGGATAAATGTAATTTTTGCAATTTAAATAATATAGATAAATCTCAAAAAGAAAATGATTTCAAAAAAATCTATAGTCAAAATCCAAAATATATTAAAGGTTTTGAAGTATTTTTTAGAGAATTAATTTTACATGGTAAAACTATATGTGTAGTTACAAATAGTAGTAAAGATAGATGTAATTTTATTAAATCTTTACATCCTTTATTAAATAATGTTGATATATGGGTTACATCAGATGATGTTAAAATAGGTAAACCACATCCAGAAAGTTATATAAAAGCATTGAATAAATTTATTCATATTCATGACTTGACAAAAATAGTTGTTTTTGAAGACAGTTATGCTGGGTTTTTATCTCTTGAAAATATTTATAACATAGACAAATATTTTGTAGTTGACAAAAAATATACATATTATACTAAAATATCAGAAAACAACATATGTTTCGAAAACTATGAGAATATTTTAAACAATGAAAAACCGTTAATTTCAAAAATTAATAAATTAAATGATTTTTCATATATATTTAATAAATATAATGAATCTTTTGATTTAGTTTATAAATATTCACAATTTTTAATTCCTTTAATAATACCTTTATTGATAAATAAAAATATTTTTATTTTAGGTGTGGGAAAATCGGGTTTGATTGCTCGGAAATGTGTATCTACATGGAATTCAATGGGAATAAATGCATACACTAATAATGTTAACGATTTATTTCATGGCGATTTTGGAAAAATTAAAAATGGAGATGTAATTATTTATATAAGTAATTCAGGTAATACGGAGGAATTAATAAATGTTTCTAATCATTTGAAAAATAATTTTGATGTATTACAAATAATAATTAGTAACAATAAAAATAACAAAATCAAAGATTTTTGTAATTATAACTTTGAAATTGTAAATGGAGAACAAATAAATGAGATAGATAATAATAATAAAGCTCCAACAACTAGTTCAGCTATTTTTTTATTATTTTTAGATATATTAGGAATACAATTAAGAAACGTAATTGGTTCATTCTCAATAAATGATTTTAAAATATTTCATCCAGGTGGATCATTAGGGGCAAAAAATGTAATAGATACTGTTGTTATTGTTGCATGTGGTAAAGGTACGCGATTATATCCATATACAAAATATGTGCCTAAAATTTTAGTAAATTTAGACCATACTAATTTGTTGTGTAAACAATTAGAGTATTGGTCTAGATTTACAGAAAAATTTATTATTTTGATAGAAGAAAAATATAATACAATAGTTGAATTTTATTGCAATGAAATGAAAGTAAATGTTGATATTAGAAACGTATTAATTGATAATAAACAAGAAAATTCATATACTATTCAAAAAGGGTTAGACAAGCTTGTTGATAATGAGAATATTATTATAATTTGGTGTGATATACTTTTAACTAATAACATAGATGTTAAAATGTTAGATGAAAATACTATTTTCACACAAGGTAATCAATGTAGATATTTAGCTGGAAATAATGCATTGGTTAAATCAAATGATGGAGGAAATGTTATTGGATGTTTTTATATTAAAAACTATAAAAGAATAGAAATTAATTCTGAAAAAGATGATTTTTGTGATGTATTTATACAAAATTTTAAAAAATTTAAGAGGTATAATTTAAATAATATAATTGATATAGGCGATTTAAATAAATTAGAGACCTATAGAAAAAGTAATGAGGATACATACATAACTAGGAATTTTAATAAAATTATAAATTATACAGATGGCTATCTAAAAAAATATGCTTTGAATGAAAAAGGTATGACACTAATGGAGAATGAAATTAAATATTATAAAATGTTATCTATAACAAATCAACCATTACCATATCCAAAAATCAAAGAATTTGGAACGGATTATTTTATAATGCAAAAAATAGATGGAAATGCCCTCTGGGAAGTAGATAATTATGAAGATTATTTAGTTGATATATTTCAAAATCTTAATATTATTCATAATCTATATAAAAAAGAAATAAGGGATATTGATTTTTATTCAAATTTAAAATATGAATTTTATGATAAAATTCTAAATAGATGTCATATAATTAAACCTTTAATAAATTATTTGGATATAGTTAGTGTTAATGGTATACGAATAGTTGATTCATTTGAAACAATTTTAAATACTTTATTTAATGATATCAAAACATATTATGAAAATAGAGAAAAAATGTACAACTTAATACACGGAGATTGTCAATTCAGTAACATTATAAAAAATAAAGAAAACAAATTAGTTTTCATTGATCCAAGAGCATATTTTGGTAAGTCAAAGTTTTACGGAATTAAGGAATATGATTATAGTAAAGTGTTATATGCATTGTCTGGTTACGACAAATTTAATAACACAAATTATTATTTTCATTATGATATAGAAACCAAAAACATAGATTTATTAATAGACTATATTGACATATTAAAATATAAAGCTATATTTGAAAATAATAATATTGATTTCCAATTATCTATCAAAATGGTAATAATACATTGGTTTGGGTTAGCAGAATATAACAAAAATAATTTTTTAAAATGCATTGGTTCGTATTATTATGCTATTTATTTGTATAATAAGTTTTTCAAAAATTGCTAAGTTTTAAACCACTTATGAATAATATAAAATTATTGTAAGTTAATAATATATAATAATAATATATTAATTATTATATGTTGTACATAGCAATAAGACAAAAACAATATGATTATGTTATGCCCGGATGGGGAACTATTTTAAGAAATTTATTATCTGTTATGCGAATGGCTAAAATAAATAATTCACAATACAAAATATATTGGAAACGAAATGTAAATAAAAAATTGCCTCGAGAAAAAAACAATAATATCAATGATTTTGTTTTACCTGATTTTAACATTTTTTTTAAAAATGATATAGCAATTAATAATATCCCTACAAATACAACAACATATTCATCCTGGAAGCTTTTAGTGTTTGATGAAGATATTGATAATGATGATGATAATAATAAAATGATAGAATTATATATTAATGCTTGTGCTTATGAAGGAGGTAAATATAATATTCAAAAACAAGTACCAAATTATACAGAAAAAATACCAGAAACTATAAAGATAAAATATTGTAAATGTTTAAATGAATTAATATTAAGCGACGAAATCAAAAATGATATAGATTTATTTTATGAAAAGAATTTTGATGAAAATACAATATCATTAATACTCAGAACATGGCCTGAAGATACAAACAGAGCAAAAATGTTTAATTTAGATATTATTACATCATACATTAATAAATATCATAGACATAACAATATATTTTTAAGTGTAGACTGTAATCATAATTCATTTATAGAAATATTTAAAAAAAAATGTAAAAATTATATTTTTTATAACAATATGCCAGAAGATACATATAAAAATATTTATAAAAAAGCATTATGTAATATGTATTTAGCCGCAAAAACGAAATTTATAATTGGTTCGAAACATAGTAATTATCCTGAATTTTGTTGGTGGTTAAGTAACTGTGAATCTAAGTTAACAATTTTATGATTTAAATATCGCAATTAAAAATTTATCACCTTTATTTTCACGTTTTTTTGCTTTAAATATATCACTTTTTAAAATATCTTTATTATTTTTTGTTATAATATTTAAAAGTTTTTCACTCCCTTCTTTTCGTTCAATTGTATCTTGTGAAGAATCTTCAATAATATAAATTCCACTTTTATTTAGTTTTTTCCATAATTTAACAAAAGTTTTATATTGAGAATTATTATCATGAGAACCATCATCTAATATAATATCAAACATTGGTAGTTCTTTGATTTTATTATCACTAACATTTGCTGTATCGAATTCATATACATTTTTTACGTTATTATCTTGAAATGCACAATATTTTGTAGAAAGTTCATTTTTAAAAGAATGATATTCATTTAAATTTATGTCTACCCCATAAATATTTCCATTCTTGAAATAATCACACCACATCGCAATACTTCTGCCTTGAAATATGCCTATTTCAAGCATATTAATTTTATTATTTTTTATTTTATCGAAAATTTTTGAATAATAAACTGTGAATCCTGCTATTGCTTTATCACCACCAGAATTATATGTTCCTTTAAAGTAACCATATTTTTCACATAATTTACATAATTCAGTAACTTCAGAATCCATTATATACATGTATAATAATTATTATATATGTTATATTAACGTATTTTCTATTAAAATAGTGTTTCATATTCTTTACAATCACTATGTAACCATCCTAAAAACGAAAAAGAAGATCCAGCGGTTCCTATTAATTTTTTACACTTAGAATATAATAGTAATTCAGCTAAAGCAAATTCTAATCCTCCTATCTCACTTCTATCTTTTTCGTAATGTTTTTTTTTATGATAATTCAATGTTAGTATATTATCATCATATTTTTGTTTCATAACATTTTCAATATGGGGTTTGGGAGTAATTAAAAATATTTTTCCATTTTGATTATCTTTAAAAAAATTATCACAAATTTCTGTTAATTTATCGTATGAATTATCATTTTTTTCCGGATTATCAGATCTATAAAAAGATGTTTGTGAATTATCTGATCCTCTAATATGAATACCCAATGTTATTTGATTATTTACTATATGCATATTTTTTTCAACAATATCTAATATGTTTTTAGAATAAGTAATATTTTTTGTAGCCATATTTAACATTTCTAAGTATTCGTCTTTAACATATGTTTGTCTTTTTTTTGTATATGGTATCCATTTATTTATAATATTTATATCATTATTTATTAGTGACCATCTATTACATATTAAAATATTATCATATTTTTCTAGTAGTAATTCTAAATTGATTGTTTTGTAACTGTCTATTTCTACTTTATATATCTTATTGAACTTAGATATTTCACTTTCTTTAATTTTTGTAAAAAAGTCTGAATCAATTATTTTATCAGTATCATCATTTAATAAAATTTCTCCGTTTTTTGTTTTAAAACTCTCTGATGTCCATACCAATATTATGTTAAATTTGAATGTTTTTTGTATATTTATTAAAGATAAAATTGGACATATACGATTTCCCAATCCACCACATCCTTTAACAATAACATTTTTATTCATATAAAATAATAACAATAAATCATTTAAATAATAACAACGAATATAAATAATATGTACTATGAAAATATATTTGGTTGGTTTAATAATGGACAAAAAAAAACATATGATTTATTTGTAGCACTATGTAAGGATGACAAGGAATACAATATATTAGAAATTGGATGTTTTTTAGGTAAATCAAGTATGTATTTAGCAGAAAAAATTAAAGAATCAAACAAAAATATAACGTTACATTGTGTTGATTATTTTCATATTCGTGATAATTGGCCTAAAAATAAACAACAAAAAAAAGAATTGTTGGATAAATATGGCGAAGATTTATTACCTCAGTTCAATGAACACATTTCTAATTTAGATGTCAAAAATATTGTTATTCCATATAAAATGTCTTCAGATGAAGCACTTAATTATTTTATTGAACTAAATAAGAAATTTGATTTTATTTTCATTGATGGTGGTCATGATTATGAAATAGTAAATAATGATATAATTAAATCTTTACAAGTATTAAAAGAGAGAGGTACCATTGCAGGTGATGATTATTTTACGAGTAGACCAAACGAACAGGTTCAAAAAGCTGTACATGAAAATTTTGATGATAAAAAAATTACGTTTATAAATAATGAATCATGGATTGTTAAAACTTAACTTATAAAATAAACATTATTTTTTTCTTTCAATATTTCTAATAATGTATTATAACAATGACCATAATCACCATTATGTTGATCTAAATTATTTGAGACAAAAATATTTGAATTTTCACAAAAAATACCATTCACCCACAATGATGAACCATAATCTACAAAAAAATTTTTAGAATTTACAAGTAAATTAATTTGATCAATAATTTTTTCGGTATTCATCGTATCATATTCAATATATTGTTTATTTTTCAATGTATTGTATACTCTATCATAATTTATTTTTCTATTGTTAACACTGAGATTTTGTGCTTTATTTCTAGGAAAAAATAAATTTTCAATTGTTGGTAAGTTTTTATCAATTTTTTTATAAAATAATTCTTTAAATTTATATATTCTATTTTTGTAATTTGTTTTGTCAAAATTCACATTATTTAAATTGATAATTGGACATGTAATACATATATTATTTTCTGGTAATGTTATATTTTTTTCGGACATCCATTTGTTATCGCGTGATAATCTATGAATATGTGTCAGTTCTTTATGACAATACAATATATTTTCCTTAGGTATATCAAAAAAATCAAATAACATTTTTTTGTATTTTCTTTCAGGATTATTTATTGTAAATATTTTTAATTTTCCATTGAATTTTTCGTTTAATTTATGATAATATTGTAAAAATATAGCTGAATCAAAAAACCAATGTGCAAATGCACCCTGATAAACATTCTCAAATAATAAAATATACGTTTTATTATCTTGCGTTCTTTCATTAGTTTTCACATTATCATGATAGATAATATTAAATTTATCACTGCGAAGACAAAACCAATATTGTTTCACATTTTCATAAATTTGAAAATTTTCATTATCAACAGTAAACATTTATTATGTATTGTAAAAATAAAAATTTATGTCTTTTTTATCTTATTTTTTATTTGTTACTATTTTGTCAATAGTTGGCCATATATTGTATTTATTTAAAATTAAATCTCGTGCCTTGCTCAACGCTTGAATATTTTTTTCTGTAATAGGTTTATTAATTATATCGATAACTTTATCTATATTATCTAGATCATTAATGTCTACAATATAATAACTTTCAGATGGAAAATATTTATCGATATTTGGACAACCAAAATATATTGGTATACTCCAACTTAACATACAATCTGTAATTTTTTCAGTAAAATAATTATCATAACTTGAATTTTCAAAACAAAGTGAATAAGAATAATTTTTCAAACCATCATATTTACTTTCATTTACATTCTCATTGTCAGTTTTTTGTCTTTTAAAACCGCCTAAATTGTGCCATTTCAATTCACCTTTATAACTTTTTCCTAATCTATCATCCCAACCTTCACCGAATACATCAATCATTTCTGGATATTTTTGGCACAAATGTGTTATGAATTTCACTCTTTGTTTTGCCATTGGTGTATGTAATCTCATAGATGTTACAGACGAACATAATTTTGTTTTTTCACAAAATTTTAAATAGTAAAAATCGTCATAATTCATCTGCATATGTTCTGGATGTGTCCATAAATGATAGAGTTCTTCATAATTAAATGTTTTCTCATTATACTTTGGTAATATCGATATAGCATTAGGTTCCCTTTGGAATATTAATAATTTTGAAGTATCAGTTTTTATTTTTGGTAATCCTCCTAATGAAACGACATAATCTGCGCTATTTATATCTTTAGTATATGTTATATTATTCCACACTCCCGATTTATTCACAGTAGTTGTCAACATCCTCTTTAAGAAACTATCATCAGTTTCACCCCAATTATTTGTAAAGTATATTTTAATCATATTTTATTATATAATAGAATAATATTTATATATTATTTATTTATTATTTATTTATTTCCATTCATGCCGATTCAAATGTTTTAAACTTAATAATGTTGTTTCTGTGTCATTTAAATGTATAGATACACCAATATACCTTGCTAATAAATATGATGGTCTGAATCCTTTATAATCGACTAGTTTGTTTTCAATTATATGGGAAACAAACCTCATTATTATTTCAAATGTTTCATTGTCAGCAATAAATGATTGTTGATCACACATAATAGGATTCGAAACTTTCAAATCGTCAATTTTATGTGTAGTATTGAAAAAACTATTGTATTCGCGTATTATTTTGTGGTACAAATTTTCACCGTTTATGATATTATTTTCGTTATAAAACTCTTTAAAACAGTGTCTGCCTGACAAAATTATAATATGTTTATTATTTTTATTACATATATCATTTATAATATCACATATTGTTTTGTCATTTTTATAGAATTCAGTGTAGTAATTTGAACCAAAGTCTTTAATCAACTTAGGATCTGGGTTTAACTTTAGGTCATATTCCATAAATCCAATATAATTGTATTTTTTATATATATCATTTTTGTATATATGATACAATGCACTCACTGCCATATATGGTTTTGATTCATCCTGTAATTTTGGATTATATATTTGTAAATCTTTTTCGAACATTACTTTATAACCAAAGTCTTTGTCGTATTCAGCCGGATATTTTTCATTACATTTAAAAAATGTAAATTTATTCAAATCAAATTTTAAATCATTATAACATTCGTTTATCAGGTATTTATGAAACACTACAAATATTTGCAATTGTTTGTCATCCATAAATTGATATAATAATGTATTCAAGTAATTTTAAGTGGTTTTAATAATGCTTGAATTTAGCAATTAATTCTAAATCATTTTGATCTTTGGGTTCGTTTCTGTTTTCTTTCATTTTTATAATTACATTCAAATTTGCGAATTTGTACCCATTAAAATAAAAATGATTTGATACATTATAAATTATTTCATGTTTATGTGTATGATAATACGATAACCATTTTCCATCATGTATACCGGCATCATTCATAGCAATTTTTTTGTCGCAAGTGTGTAAATAATCAAGATCTTTTGCTTGTCTTAACCCATACATTTCCATGATAATACTAGACGTCAAGCAATAGTCCTCGTTGTCATCACCCACCTTCTCAAAATATTGTGCTAATAATTTTTTTGTATTTTCGCTAATGTCATTAGTCCCTTTATTCAAGTAATCTATTGAGTTTTCATTCAATAAACTACTTGCTATTCTAAAAGTATCTTTTGTATAATCACTTATATGCAGCGAGTGCTTTCCTAATCCAAATAAATTTCTACATTTTTCTTTCAATTCCACACATTTACTCAAATCTTTCATATCCAACAATAATATGATAGTAGGGAACGCATTGTTGCCAATACATCTCTCTGCTTTACCACCCGGAGAAAACCCTTTTGGAAACAATCCCCCGATCCAATCTTCGCCTCGATACATTTCTTTAATTAGATTACTGACACCATTCGGTGTTAGATTTACTCTCTTTTTGTAATAAATATACGCGTATTGGTTTATGATTTGCACTAACTCGCCAAATTTGTTGTGAGGATACACTGTTGGGTACAGAATCATAGTTCTGATATTTGGATTATGTTTTATGTATTCGAGTGCCATCGTATCCATATATAATGGTGAAAGTGATGGATAAACACCTCGATTCATAAAAAAATCGCAATTGTAACCCATATTTCCTGGTTCATTCATTGATTTAAATATCGGTTGTTTATGATAAAAATACGAAACCATTAGCCTATGAGCACCATTGACAATTACTCCATTGTTGCCTAGTGTAATAGGGTAATCACTATTGAAACCATTTTCATTGATACTAAGTATAAGATTATCAAACGATGTTATGAAATCTTCAATACATTTCTTGGGTTTTTGGTTAGGTATTTCACTATCTACAAATTCGTTACAATTGTTAAAAGTTATCATATGATTGCAATATAATTCGTGATAAAAATTGCTAGCAATACCCTTCTCTTTGAATTTAATATATAAATATTTTGCCATTAAATCAAAACGACAGGATGAAATATGATAACCATTTATATATTAATAGTTATATATGAATGTTTAAATACATCAACGAAGTAAATATTTAAAAAAATCATATTAATTCATATTATGATATATTATTTCGGAATAGACAATATTATTTGTAAAACTAATGGAACGGAATATGAAAATTCTTCACCATATGAAGATAGAATTGAAATTATTAATAAATTATTCGATGACGGAAACACTATTTGCTACAATTCGGATAGAGAACAAAAAACAGGTGAGAGTCAAACCATGTTATTATACAAACAATTAAAAGATTGGAAATGTAAATATACATCTATAAAACTAGATATGCTTCATTATGATTATTTAATTGATAATAATACATATACAGGTAACAATTTCTTTGAAACTAAATAATCTACTTACTCTCCAACTTAAGACAAAACTCATTGACAACTGATGTAGCCTGATACAACATTTGTTCATTTAATTTATTCGAATTGACAACGTTATTATACATTTCTTCGTTGTTTGCCAACATATTCACTTTTTGTAGTAATTGTGGGTCGCGAGCTCTTATGATAGAAGAATCGTTTATAAATCGTTCGCTATTTACTGGTCCATCGTATATTGGAATTGTTTTTGCATAAAATGCGTTAAATATTTTTTCTGTTATATACCCTTCTTGAATACTATTCTCTATTACCGCTACAAATTTATAGTTACTCATTGCCTCTATTAATTCGGGCGATGCATAACACGTTTTCCCTACTATTTCGGGATGATTCATAATATGTCCACATTGACCAGGATACGCATTGTTAAATAAATTCATTAATCCCGTTTTAACATTATTCATCGTATTACGACTAATAAACAATATTAATTTTTTACAATCAAATCTTTTACGCGCGATCATTCGTTCGGGGTGGTTATGATAGTGAACCATACGAAAATATATTGTCGGTATCACCATTGCGTTACCCAAATACCCATGATTATCAATGTCGTTATAAATAAATACATTTATGCGTTTATTGCCAAAATGACCAAATTTATTGCGGAATTTATACCAGGTTCGTTCTTTTGGCGTGATATTTTCAACAGAAAACAATATAACTATTTCATCATCGTTAAATATACTATCATCCTCGTGTTGTAATCCTATAATGGTTGCTTTTTGATTATTATCTGTATATGTAATATTATTAATACTTGGAAATAATAATTCACTAAAATAATCTTTTGGAATATGGAAGTATTCTGTTACGGTATCAACTATATGATCCTTATCTGTTATTTTAACATTCACCATTTTATTAATATATAAAATATTTTTATATTAATTGAATTATCTTATCTTATAATCAGTAATGTCTTGCTATATAATCACGAATTACGATTTTGTGTGAATTACACATTCTTTTATATTTATTAACTAAAATTATATTACTATTCATATTGGATATATCATACCGCGGAAGACCGCCAACATTTACAGATAAATGTTTTACGAGAGGAAAAAAGTGACGAGGCTTATAAACAACATTATACCAGTCATCGCAATGCCAATTTCTAATACTTTCGGGGAAAAACCAACCGAATATTTCCATATGTTTTCTAGAAACGAACGCCTGTGTTAATATAGTTGAGTTATTATTGATTGGACCGGTTAATCCTATATTTTTATTTTTCTTAAGCGTGTTAATCGAATCGTTTACCCATCCGCTTGTTCTAAATGAGATATCATCTCCGCACTGGTAGAAATATTCACATTTATCATCATACGCCCGCTTGAAGAGGACATTCCACATTTTAGTGAGGAATCCTTTTTCGATATTTACAAATGAAATATATTCTACTCTTACATTATTGTATTCTTCCAATAGTGTTATAATTTTATTTTGCTCGTTCGGTTTAGAATATATACGGTCGTCCGAATCATAGCCAATATAAAATATGTAACTATGCTCGTCGTCGTATGTTTTCAAAAAACTATCAATAGTAATTTTCATTAAATATGAATCCTCCATATTTTTCCAACTGTCCCTCTTTTTTGACGTACAAGGAATAAGAAATCCGATTTTATGTTTATCACTCATATAAATAATATTATTTATTAATTAATATTATTGATTTCAACGAATTTAATCCTTTTTAAAATCGGGCATTAGTCCCTCCGCCTTCATTGAGCGAATGAGACGAGTCATTCCGATTCCGCCACCACAGCGTTCAAAAAATTCAAAATCTAAGTAGTCCTTCATCTCTCGCTCCGTTCGTTCCGCGCCAAAGAGGTCGTATAACTTCTTCTTGTAGCCACCGTCGCTA